AACTTCTGTTGACATCTCATCCAATTCAGTTTGGAGGCTTTGAATAATTTCTTCAATCGCTGCTGCAGTACTTCCTTTGTTGGAAGCAGCGGTGGTAAGTTCATCTGCTTCTGCTTTGATGTCTCTGAGAGTCCTGACTCTCTCCGAGCTCTTAGTAATTTCTTGTTCGAGCTGCTTAAGGCCGCCTTTTGTCTCGGAGATAGACGAATTCGATTGTTGGATCTGTTCTTGTTTGAAGTCATGTTCAATCTCCTGTCCGCAGGTTTCACAGAAGTCATTATCTTCATAGAATGATAATTGCTTCTTAAGTTTAGTTAATTTTGTTTCTATCTGTGACTCAAGTGTAAGGAACTGTTGTATTTTATTTGATACTGACTCTAATGGCTCAGCTTGTTCTGCTAGTAAGTTGGCTTGCTCCAACAATGCTTCTTGCTCATCTACTAAGTTCTCTACCTCTTGCGTCTTTTCATTTATCTGATTCTGAATCTTGAGGATCACATCCTCTTTATCTTGATTAACTTTATCAATATAATCTTGTTGTACTGACATCTTCTCATCAATAAGGTTGACTTGATAATCAATGGTCTGTAGTTCTTTTGTGTTTTCTGATATCTTGTCTTTCAGTATTCCTGCCATAACACTGAAGATTTGAATGTCTAGCAAATCCTCAATAACTATTCTTCTATCAGAAGAGTTTAGTTGCATGAATGGAACAAAGTTTCTTGATCCAAGTACTACAATCTGTGTAAATGATTTGTAGTTCATTTTAAGGATCTGTTGTTCTAATATTTTTTGATAATCTTTTGTATGTGCTTCTTGGTTGAGTAGCTCACCATTCATATACACTTCAAACTTTCTAGGTGCGTGGCCTCTTACAACCTTATACTTATTACCACCCACTTTAAATTCTACTTCTACTAGTAAATGTTTTTTATTAATACTGTTTACAAGTTGAGGATTATTAACCTTTCTAAAAGGTTTCATATATAACGCATATGATAATGCATCAAGGAAGGTAGACTTACCTGCACCATTCTCCCCAATAACTAAAGTGTCTTGGTGCTTGTTTAAATCTATTTCTGTAAAACTATTTCCGTATGACAGAAAGTTCTTGAATCTAATCTTTTCAAATATTATCATAATATATTAGTTGCTAATGCTTAATGCTTCGTCGTATAGGCTTCTTAGTAATTGTTGTAGGTCAACTCTGTCATTTTTAATATCTAAGTTATCTACATATGTGTTTAAAATTGTTAATGTGTCTTCTGCTTCATCTATAATATCATTATCATCTTCCATATCTAAATGTAGGTGATCTTGTACTACTTGTATTTGTAAGGGGTCACTCTTCTCAAGTTTCTCAATAAACATATCGAACAATGTTGGATTGTCTTTAGTTTTTATAATAACCTTAACACTTTTACCTTGATACTGATTAAAGTTATCTGTCTGCTTCAGAAGTCCTGCCATATCTAAATCAGTATCATCATACCAAACTTTATGGAATAGGGTATGAGGATTTGGTATAAACTCTAATGTTCTTGTTAATGTGTCAAGTATATGAAAACCTTTCTGATCATCATAGTCGCTCCATGTCATTTCATATGGCGTACCAAGATAATTTACATTACCTGTTGTGCTTTTATGATGGTAATGACCACTACATACTAACTCAAACTTCTTTAACCAATGATCACTAATACCATGATCAATGAAGCCGCCTTTGTACATTTGATACCCTGATAGTTCTAAATGTCCTAATAGTATCTGTGCTGATGTTTTATCAGCTTTTACGAATGTTTCTTCTTCGTTATCTTGACATATCCAAGGAACCAACATTATTTCAGTACCATCCATCTCAATGATATCAGGTCTTGTGTATGTTGTTATGTTAGGATATTCTTCTAATAGTAAATCTATACTATTGACTTCAAGTGTGTTCTTGTAGACGCTATCATGATTACCGACGATGACGTGCAGATTGATGTTTCTATCTGCGAGTGGCTGGAAGAACATCTCTTTTGATCTTTTAAGTGATGTAAATGAGATGTACTTTCTACGATCGAAAGTATCACCAAGATCAATAACAGTATCAATACCTCTGCGTTCAATCTCAGGAAAGAACACATTGTCATAAAACTTTTGGAAGTGATCATGCACTCTTTTAGAGTCATTCCTGGCTCCAAAGTGTTGATCTGTTATTAAAGCTATTTTCATTTATCATCCTCATCATCCTTAGCAAACTTTTCCAACCCAGCTAATTCATTTGCTTTTTTCTTTTTCCTCGCTTCTTTCTTTTCATCTTCTTTACGTTCAAAGTTAGCCACAAAATCATTCATATAATCTGTGTTTAGATTTATATAAGCACCCTGGTCTCCTTGTTCTGGATTACCGTCAGTAGTTGCTAGCTCATCAAACACAACACTTCTTTCTAATGACTTGTGCTTAATGTATAGTTGTTTCTTTTCTCTTTGTATTCTTCTTAAGAATGCATAGTAAATTATTTGAGTAAAGTATGCAAATGGATTGGATGACTTCTCCGGGTTAAAGTTTCCAATATAGTTGATACAATTTTCAATACCATCACTTATCATTTCATCTCTGTAAGTGTAGTTTATAAAGTTTGGTTTTGTAGATAACCTTGTAGATATCTTTAACAAACATTCACCAATATACTCTGGTACTCTTGGTCTTTTTGAATCGGATTCTTCTGATTCTTTTACTGCTTCGAGGTACGTAACCATCTCTGCATATAGTTTTTTGTTGTCTACGTAATGTTCTGATTTAGCTCTTGGCATTAGTGTATAGTGGTGTTTGCAATATCAAGTTGTACATCATCGTCATAGTACTCTTCTTCAGAATGCGATACCTTCTCTCCTAGTTGTTTTAAAAGCTCTTCTATTTGAGGGCTTTTAAAGTTTAAAAAATCACCTCTATTACGGGTGAACTTCAAATAATGATCAATAGCATTGTCCTCTATTCCGTATTTTAAGGCAACGATATTTTTGCGATCTATGGTGATTTCATTGTCTTCTGTGAACATTAACCAGTGTGAAACGGATAAAACTGGTCCTGCCATTGTATTTTGTTTGTGAACTAGCACAGGACGTATTAATTTTAACTGTAATGGATTTGAAGCTTTTTCAACTATAGATAATAATTCTTCGCCTGAAGTTAATTTTAGTGTGGCTATATTATCTTTTACTGTCATACTTTTAATGCTACTTTGTATATTTTATATTTAAACTTTTCTTCATTATACATTTTTATTCTTTCAGCAAAATGTTGAAGCGTGAAGTTCATTTTAGATTTCCATGCAAGATTATCTGCGATGTCAAATAATGTAGCGCTTTCTTTGTTATCGCCTTTTCTCAATCCTCTACCAATACTCTGTAACACTCTTATTCTAGATTTACTTGGAGAAGCGAATACTATATTATGTAATCTTTTAATGTTTACTCCTGTACTAAATGTTCCAAAGCTAGCAACGATAATAGCATTGTCATGTGTCTCTACTAAACCTCTTATATCTTCTCTAGCCTTTCCATCTACTTCTCCTGATACAAAAAATAGTGGACGATCTTTCTCAACTGATGTTGCAATTGCATTTTGTATTTCTGTATGCAAAGGTTTACCATGCTTTTCTACAAATTGATACAGTACCAAAGTATTACCTTGAAGACTTAGAGTTAAATTTTTCAAGAACCTATTACGAGATTCATTTCTAACTAAAAAATCTACTTCGTCTTGGTATTTATCTTTTGAATGTATCTTTTTTATTTCGTCTGGGTATTGAAGCTCCAAACATTTAACATTAAATTCTGCTAACGTACCTTTCTTTATTAGTTCATCAGTCGTGGTTACTTTTTCAACTGGACCAAACAATCCTTCTAACACTAATTTATGTGTTGTAGTACCATCTAGTGTTCCTGTAAATCCAAATTTATATTCTGTACTTACAGTCTTAGTCATAATAGAAGTTAAACTTTTGCTTTTAAATAAGTGTGCTTCATCCCCAATAACCAAATCAAATTGCTCAAACCATTTCTTGGGCATCTTGTGAATGGATTGCCATGTACTAATTGTCATTAAGTTTTTAGTTTCTTTTTCTACCCCTGCAGTTATACAATGAGGCTCACCTTGATATCCATATGACTTAAAGTCTCCTGCCATTTGTTGTACTAAAGATATTGTCGGAACAATAATTAATGTCTTCTTCCTTATAAACGATGATATTAGATATATGATAAGCGACTTGCCACTTGCAGTTGGTGATAACATCAAGGATCGCTTCTTTTTCATAGCGTGTGCAAAAGCATCTAGTTGATAATCACGGACTTCAAATGGTAAATCTAATCGTTTGATATGTTGCTTGGCTTCTTGCAAGCTAAACTCTTGATCAGTATAAGCTGGATCAACTACTAGGTTGTAATCTCTCTCATCACAAAACTTTTGTACGTGGTGTAAAAGTCCTGCATACATTCTTTTAGTTTGAGGATTAAACAATCTTATTTTACCATCCCAGAATTTATTTCTAACTGATGGCATAAAAGTAGCGCCAGGAACTGTGAAGGTAAAGTAATCCTGTAGCTCCCAACAAGAGCCACCATCACAATCCACTTCCATGTAAACTTCGTTTACTTTTTTAACTATTAATGTTTCCATTAGATCCCAACTTTGAACTTCTCCCATTGAATAGCTGCGTTGATGTTGAATCCTCTATTGTTAAGAGATTTGATTATAGCTTCTAAGAAATCTACTTTTTCTTTTTGATAAGCCACCTTAAGATTATTGTCAATCCAATTTTGATTAGAATCAATGTAGATGTTAAGATCACTCTTAAGTATTCTTTGATTGATCTGATCCCAACCTCTTTCCTTCAACTCTTCATAGTCAAAGTTTCCTTGATAGTATTCCCAAAGATCCTTCCATAGTTGCTTAGATTCTTGTTCTAGCTTTCTTAATAGTAGTCTCTCTACAGAGAATATTTTAAAGTACTTAGAATGCATCTGAGGTATTCTACTAGCCTCTGAAGCTAAGTCTGTTCTATCAACGGGAGCGTCTTTACTCCACTGTGCTTGTATTTCTTCTAACGTCATTATGTTTCTCAAAATATAATCTAACAGTTGCTTTCCTTGCTACTGCAATAAAAAACAACACACTTGTACAGGCTATTGTAGTCTGTAACGCATTA